GGTCAGGATGGAGTTGATGAGCAGCTCTACGACGGCCGTACACGACGGCTCTGACCTTTTGTGCATCCTGGTGGATATACGGCCGGAACCTTGTTGAACAGAAATCCATCTCTGCCCAAGTAACAGGTCTTCCTGCCCACGTGATGGTGGCGTGACGCGAATTGAGATCAAGGTCTCCAAATTCACTTGACATTATGAGATCATCTCCATTTATAACGGTCGTATTGTCCTCAAAATAATTTTCCACTTGATGGTGGTAGTTATCAAGAATCATATACAAGCGCCACATTATGTTGATGACCACTGTCAGATAATCACCAGAACCCAAACCACGTGAAACGAGATAAAATTGTCCAGCAACGGACATCATCTTGTGAACACTGTTAAATCGAACAGCATCAAACAAACTCGAATCATCTTCATCCAGGACGAATTTGGTACGTATTTCAGCGTACACCATCTCAATGAACTCACGGCTCACGGATGCATCTTGACCACTCGTGTCAGTACAGTACAGGAAGGGACGTTTATCCAGTTCCTTTTCGTACACAGCCATCGCGCCCTTTTGCATGGGATCGCCGACTGCTGACACGGAGCCATCGACACAAAATCGATGCTCATAAAATTGCCTGAGAAAATCTCCAAGGACTATAGTGGCAAGGAATGTATGTTCAGGGGGATACGCAGTGAAGAGTCGTGGCGTCTTCACTTTTCCATTCTCCCAAGCTCTCATCTCATCTTTCTGAGACGCCGATATAATAACATGATGCGGCTGTTTAAGAGAAGCATGGTAATACCCAGCAAGATATTCTAACATCTTGGGGTCTTTTCGTGAATTCACTCCATTTTCTCTGGCGCCATAGCCAGGGGAAGAATTCGCTTCCATCTCACCGTACGCAATCAAAGGAGTAAGAAACTCACAATGGCCGATTTTATCAGTGAAGTGGCGAATGGCCATCAACGCTCGATCGCGTTGCAATGGAAGATCCACCTTATCATATTTTTGTAGTCGATCCAATAACTCATCCAGACTGCCTAATTCCGCCAATGAATACCCACCTCCCAATTGAGAGCAGTACTCAGGCTTGCCAGTGAAAAGGTACTGAAAGGTCACGCACAATGCGGACTTCGTTCCCAGTTTACGCTTAGCAACAACACCTCGAAA